CGCTTCTGTTTAATATGCAGCAATATGCTTGCTATTCTGAGAATCTGTGCTATTATTTCTATTGCTATCCAAATACTTTGTACTCCCGTCCGCAATCAGTCCCGTCTTCCTATTATAATCTCCGGCCACGAAATTATAGTTCGTCGGCGACGGCATCGTGCTCACCAGCGGCACCAGTGCACCGCTCAACGTCCGAGCGCCAGCAAGGATGCAAGACGCTTTGATTGCGTTCCAAATCCCATCCTGTTTGCAACCAAGGACAAAATCATTGATTGCAACACGGACGCCAGTTTCTAGTGCTTGACCATCAGCAGTTTCTACTGCATCAATATAAGTTGAAGCGTCAGAGTCAAAGCTATACCCTGACTTCCAAACAAGAGTCATCACTCACCTCCATCGGGCTCAGAAGGCTCGTTGTCTACGAGGGCGGCTGCAGCAGCATCAATCGCGGCTTGTACAGCAGCATCAATCGCGGCTTGTACAGCAGCATCAATCGCGGCTTGTACAGCAGCATTGAACTCATCCAGTGCAGCTTGCACTGCATCACGGGATTCGTATCCCCAGGTTGCCGCAGCTCCAGCGTTCCACTCTTGGCGGATTACAGGAGCGATGTAACCGGAGTCGCCCTCTTGAAGGGTGGCGTCGTAGTTTTCGGGATACACCGCATCATCGAATACGGTGTAGTCATTAAGGAGATTGCCTAGGAATAGGCGGTGTTGAGCAACTTCTTGCTCGTCAGCGACGTTGATCGTTGCAAGATCTGTAGCTGTGTTGAAAAGTTTCATGGTGTGTTCCTCCGTTATGTAAGCACCAGGTGCCCGGCCGCAAAACGCGCCGAGAAGGCGCTGGTCGCAACCGACGGAGCGGTGTTCCAGTGAGCACAACGAGAACCGGACTTAGACGCATCGGTCCACTGGCCACCCAGGCGGACGGCGCTGTAACTCGACTGAAACACATCACCACGGTTGCCTGTAGCGCTTGTCCAACCACCATTAATATTGCCCTGCACATCAGCACCCCAGGACCAAAGCGTGCCAGTGGACTGCGCTAGACCCCACAAGCTCGCACGCTCCCAAATCACTGTTCCAGGGTCTGTGCCACGGCTGCCGTTCTCTGGCCCGCCAAAAGCTGCATGTTGAAACTCAAGCCAGCTGATCAGACGCTTACCGAAGCTGCTCGCAACTTCAGCGAAGTCATACCAGCTACCGGGTCCGTTGTTATCGACAAGGCTGTAGGCAGTAACTCCATCGCCGCCATAAATCGCAGGGATCAAGGGCGGATTATTCGAATCAGCAATCGTCAGACCGATTTTGCTGCTTGGTACTGCAGTGAAGTCAGAACCTGCATAGCTAGTAGATCCGCAGAAATAAAGATCACACCAGAACCGACCATCGACGCATGTCATGCCACGAGGATCAGGGCAGGTCGGACGCCAAGTCAGATCCCAAAGGCTGTATTCAAGGATTTCTGCTGCTGCAGTAGGACTGCCGCTATTCACTGCTGTCGGACGACCGCTCGGGATGTAATGGAAGCCACCAACGATTGAGCCGCCGGTCGCACCTGCAGGAGCAGTGGTGAAGCTGGCATCAGCCACGAGTTCGCCCGTGGTCGGGTTCTGCCAAATGGCGTAGTCGGTGTTGTTGGTAAAGCTGCCAGGCATCGTCACTGCCGTGGCCGTGTTATACGCTACGCCATTCAGAACAGCACCTGCCGTGACACTGATAGCCGTTGCTGCAGTTTTGTAGAACAGCGAACCGCGATGCAGTGGTGGGCGGCGGCTGAAATAACTGATCGCGCTGGCAAGAACGCGGAATCCGTCAAATGTGAAGTTACTACTACCAGCAACTGCACCGGCTGCGTTGTACTGAACAGCGTTAGTAGATCCAGCAACTAATGCAACAGTGCCAGTGGCATCGGGGAAGCTGATTGTGCGGTTAGCAGTTGGTGTTACTGCTTGAACTGTGGTGGAGAAGCTGCCGCCGTCGTCCAGGTTGATGTCGCCGCCGACGCTGAGTTCTTTTGCAGTGTCGTCCCATGCCAAGTCGTTGCTTGCTGCGAGGCCGGGGACTGGCGATGCGCCATCATTGTATTGAATTTGCCCAACCAACCCTGACGCCTCAGCACCTGCCGGGCCCGGCTTCCATACGCTGTTTGAATCATCCCATACCAACGCTTCGCCAGCCTGGGGCGGTGCGGTACTTGTATCTACATCGTTCAGATCGTCGATGCTTACAACTTGGAGGTTGGTTGGGGAGCCCCACTCATCACCCACGGTGTCGGTCTTGGGGCCATAGATCTGATTGGCGACGGTGTCAATGTAAAAATCTCCATCGCGCCCAACACTTGCATCTGGGGCCGTGGTACCTGTCCTAATCGTATTTCCCGTAAGATACACCCCTTCGCCCCACTCAGCGCCCACCATTGCGGTCTTGGGGCCATAGAGATGGTAGATAGTTGTATCGAGGTAGAAGTCACCGACTTTGCCCAAACTCGCGTCTGGAGCTCCTTCACCATTCAAGAATGAATCGGCAGCAGTATAAACCAGATCATTCCACGGCAAACTTCCGGTACCGATTTTAATCTTGCCGGTATCCGTTTCATATCCAGGCTCACCTAGCGCCAGGGTTGGATTGATCCCGGTCCATTCTGACGCCGGGCCTCTCCTATATTGTATTTGTACTGCCATTAATCTACTCCTCCGCCATCAAAGGCTCGAGCTGCACCAAAATCTTCATCGACTCTTCCGCCGTCTATATTAGTTATAAGAGTAATGGCATTTACTTTAATAGCTTCCCAAGCTCTGCCATTATATCTCCAGGCACGAGATTCAAAGGTATAAACATCGCCTGTAGTTGGCGAATTGGGGAAATCTAAAGCCATATTTGTACTATAAACTAATCAAACGTAGATATCCGGTTCCCAATCAATCGATCTCGTGGCCACGTACCCATTACCATCATACGTAATGTTTTCTGTCGCAACGACTTTACCACTCGCGCCACCTTTCTTATAGACAACCTGAGTTGGTCCTGTTGTTGCTGTGGTTCCGGTATGGACTTGATAGTCGTGCCCAGGAACCAACCAGCCATTTTCAAAAGAAGGAACTGACATGTTCTAAACTAATATAAATATATTTATATC